GGTTGTTTAATCATGTTTCTTTTCCTCAATCTCGTAGAAAAATTTATCTGTGTCTTCAGTCTTCCACTTACCAGTGTCTTCTACATTCCACTCGTTCGTTTGCACCTTCCAATCAGGAATATTATCTTTAACCGTAAATGAAGGTAAATCCCAGATACATCTATTATTTGGCTGGGCAGCATAATTGCCATCATTCAAGGCTATTATGTGAGCACACTTATGTTCGTGTGGTATTTCTGAATGATCAGTGTCGATTATATTACCATTCGGATGGGCCCAGTCAACTGTAAATAGATAGGACCCATGATGCCATTTCTTGTCTTTTCCTATGTATTTTCCGGAAGCTGCGCTTAGAATATTCCAATTAGTAACAGCAGGATAATAACTAAAAGAATTCCAAAGCTCCAGTTCATCCAGTCTTCTTGCTGGTACGTCTTCGACTTTGAAACCACGTTGGATAAACGCGTTAAGAGGGAGGCGATAAAAGATTGCGCCATTTTCCATAAGTGCATGCCATAAGATAGCGCGACCCCCCAAAGAGCTAAGACCAAAGATAATGCAGTCTTCAACTTCTCCATGATGTTTTTTAAGGTCATATAAATACTCCTTTTTTATTTGCGCGTATTGTACAGGAATATTTGCATTTAAGTAAGCCATAATTTCTCCTCATTTTATTGTACCCCAATTTGGTCCAGATTCATAGTCAACCTTATTGGGAATTTGTAAGTCAACTGCATGTTCCATTATATCTTTTATTTTTGCAGCTTCTAAATCATTTATTACAGATATATCAAGTTCATCATGTATCTGTATATGCGGTGTAATACCTTCCTTATATAATTCCAACATAGCTTTTTTAGTCATGTCAGCAGCGCTACCTTGTATTAATTTATTTAATGCTTTGTAAGTAAATGCTCTACGACTATCATTTTCATGCCAATAGTTTTTTTGTTTGTTACCATTTTTGTCAATAACAAATTCACCTTCATCATCTTTTATATAAGGACCCATAGCTTGAAGTTCCAACATTCTTTCATGATCTTGAGGTGGTATATATTTACCCCAATCATTACCTTTTAGTATAGGTTCGTATTTAGGAAATCTACATTTTCTATTTAAAATAGTTTTGATCTTACCATTTCGTTGTGCTGCAGTCATAAGTTTATTTGTAAGTTGTTTTACAAAAGGAACTTTACTATGATAGATGCCAAAAATTTCATCAGCTTTAGTTTTACTTACACCTAACTCTGCCATAAGTTTAGCTTTACCCATACCATAAAACAAACCTAAGTTAATTACTTTAGCCTGATTTCTTGGAATCTTAGCCATGTCCGCTACCAACTGGTGAAAGTCAGCGTTAGGATTATGATCATATGAATCTGCAATTTCATTTACAGATGCAAGTTTAAATCTTAATGCATACTCTGTAACTAATCTTGGTTCCTGTTGCGAGTAATCAAACGTACCCCATTTACAACCTTCTTCAGGTATAAATAATGATCTTATCAATGGACCAGTCTCTGGATCCTTTGCTGGAATCTGTTGTAGGTTAGGATTAGAATAACTAAATCTACCTGTAACTGTACCTCCATCATCAGATCTAATTTGATTTATTTCTGCGTGTATTCTACCCTTATGTTCGTGTCTTAATATTGTATCTATAAAAGTTGTATTGACCTTGTTTATTTTTCTAGCTTCTGCTATCATCTTAATTGTAGGATGTTCATGCATAGAGAGAAAATTTTTAGTAAATGAAGGCGCACCTGTTTTTTCAGTTTTGTCAAAAGGTAAATTTAATTTTTCAAAAACTTTTTGGATACTTCTTGCGGCCCATATTTGAGTTTCTATTCCTGTGTCTATTTTTATCTGGTGTATTAATCGTTCTTCTTTTCTGGTTAATTCTTTTTTTAATTGATTGGCTTTTGTCACGTCTACCCGCACCCCTAGGTAACGCATATCGACTAAACAAGGAAACAGATCAGTCTCTAAATTAAATATCTGTTGACAGTCCTCTTCTATTAATAATTTTTTCAGATGTTGCCAAAGTTTAAAAGTTAATTCAGCATCTTTTTCAGCATAAGCTCCTACTTCACTTGCAGGTAATCTCCACATGTCAGCTTTTGGATCAAGTCCTCTTGACTTTGCAGCTTCATTCAAAGCTCTTTCATTTTTACCTTCACCTAAATAAAACCATGACAAAGCATTAAGTGTGTATGCAAATCTATTCTCATCTAAAACAGAGCAAGCGATCATAGTATCTACGATTAAACCATTGATTTTTATACCTAAATTACGTATCCAACATACATCGTACATTGCATTATGAAATATTTTTGTAGCTGGACATTCACAAATATCTTTAAACCACTCTAAAGTTTTCTTTCTGTCCATGTTAGGAGCTTCACCATGAGCAATTGGAAAATACCATTTATCATTATAAGTTGCCACCGCAATACCAACTACTTCACCATTACCTGTAACTGCACCAGAACCTTTTGATTTTAAATCAGGATCTCTTGTTTCTAAGTCAATTGCAATCTCATCATAATCTCTTAGGTCAGGATATTCAGTAAGTCGATCGCGATCTCATCATAATCTCTTAGATCAGGATATTCTGTGGGCTGTACCCATTCGGTTTGTGTTAAGTATTTAGGTATTTTCATTTTTGTAATATGTATTTCTTTTCTACTAACTTATTTAATTTATTTTTATTACTAAAAGCATACAAAGCTGCATCATAAGTATGAGGAAATATTTCCCAATCAACTAATTTATTATAAATTTCAAGTCGAAACTTATGTTTGTTTACAGTAATATTTTTTGCTTTTAAATTTCTGTTAGGCATTATTTTTTCTTTTTCATATCATTCATTTTTAACATCTCTAATTGACAGTAATGTACTATCTTTTTAAGATCTTCAACTCCACCTTTTCTTTGGTAACGACAAACGTACTTTACAACGTTGCCTTGAAAAAATGATAAGTCATTTTTAGAAATGAACTCGTAAGGTTGAATAGGAAACTTTGTATAGTGATTCCCGCCCACCTGAGTGTATTGTGGAAATGATTCCTCAAATATATCTTTATGTGTCATAGTTGATACTCCTTTAATATCTTTTTTGCTTTCAGTTTATATAAGTTATTTCTTGCTCTTGTGATACCCACGTACCACACTCTATTCTCTTCATCTTGTTTGTCAACACTTAGACGAATACCTTTTTGTACTTTACCTCCTTGGTGTAAAGATAGTATTACATTATCTTCTTCACCACCTTTCGCTGCATGAATTGTAGATAACCAAACTCTTGCATTTTGAGAAAGTATTTCACCCCCAGAAATTATATTTCGAATGTAAAGTATTTCTTTCTGATCACCAACGAAAATGTCATACCAATTTTTTTCAGGATTCCAATTGCCATTGGGAATATAATCTCTAACATCATTAATTTCTTTATCTTCAAGTTTTCCTTCACGTATCCATTTAGTATAAAGCATCGCTGCGTTATACATTCCAACATTAAAACTTTTACCTTTATTGGTTTGATAATAAATATTTTTAGATTTTAATTGTCTTGCTATATCTAATAAATTGTCTTTAGTTCTTGTAAGAATCAACCACTTACCTTTTGTAAGATCAATTTGTCCTAAATTACTTATGTGTTGTGCATAACCTTCTTCACTTCTAGGAAGATATTCTTTGTGTTTCCTGATGCCTGATATACGATCTATTGCTATTTGAGATTGTTGCTGTACAGCTTTAGATATTCTTCTTGAATATCTTAAAACTTTTTCTGTAGCAGGTTCTTTTATAAATCTATTTACATCAGCTCCAGCCCAGGCAAAAATAGCTTGGTCATCATCACCAGCTAAATACATATCATCACAGTGTTCTTTTAATTTATCATATAGTTTCCATTGTAATGGTGATAAATCTTGTGCTTCATCAATAAAAATAGCTTTAAATCTAGGTATCTTATTGGACTCAATAGCTTGTGTAATTAAATCATTAAAGTCTAATAAATGATTTTTCTTTTTATATTCCTGTAAATTTAAATCAATGTGCTTGAGAGTAGGCCAGTATATATCTTTTCTATCATGCTCATTTAAATCGTATTCATCTCTTATGTCTATGTTTTTATTAATAGCTCTTTGTATCATTTGAAAATAAGGATTGTTGCAAGTTAAAAAATGTGTTTCTTCTTCATTGTATTTGTCTTATCATGTTCATTTAAATCGTATTCATCTCTTATGTTTATGTTTTTATTAATAGCTCTTTGTATCATTTGAAAATAAGGATTGTTGCAAGTTAAAAAATGTGTTTCTTCTTCATTGTATTTGTCTGTAAAGTTAACTCTTACATTCAACATCTTACCTAAATCTTCATAGTGATGTGGTTGAATAATATCTTCTTCAGTTTTATTTAATAAATGAAAACAAAATGCGTGAAGTGTTTGAAAGTATGGAGCTTGCTTTTCATCTACACCAATTCTTTTTCTAGCTTCACCGGCAGCTTTTCTTGTAAAAGCAAAATAACCTATCTTGTGATAAGGTGTACCAGTTCTAATGTAAGCATTGACTCTACGAATTAATCTAAACGTTTTACCGGTCCCTGGTGGACCATATATTTTAATTGGTTTCTTCACTATACAATATTCTCTTTATCTTCTATTATTATTTTTTCATCTGGTATTTCTTCTTTCATCAAATCACCTGCAGGTATTTTTAAACATCTTACAGGTGGAAATGATTTTTCACTTTCCCCTTTTGGAAATCTTTTTTGAATACCAAACTCACCTTTGAAATGAGTCTTAACTAAAGTACCTGTTCTAGGTCTGTCTTGATTCCATTCATTTCTTTTTATCTCTTCGTAAAATTTATCGTAGTCAAAGTAATAATATTCATCATCCTTTAATACAGCACCACTTTTAAATGAAGCATATGTTTTAGCTTCGGGTCCATTTACATAATCTTCTAAGTATTTCTTTAACATTTCAATTGGATTAGTACCAGCAGGTGGTTTAATATCCTCTTTAGTGGCCCATAGAGCGTCCAGGATAGGCTGATATTCATTATTCTTAATGATGGGAGGAAATATTGATGTTTGATCTGCTATAAGCGCTCTCATCTCTTTCATTTCTGAAATCTTTTTTATATGTTTTGCATGTATTTGAACAACTTTACTGTCAGATAGTTCTACATTAAAAAAATATTCTGGGTCAGGTTTATAACATATTTTTATTAACCCTGATAT